TAAACATTAATGATATGGCTAGACCACAAAAAAAAGAAATTAATTTAACTAAGGAATCAATGTTATCTTTGATGCAAGAGATCTATAATGAACTTGTGGAACAAAGAAACACTGCAATTAGAATACAAAACAAGATGTTAACAATGATGAAAGAACCAGAAGATATGACTCTTATTGGTCCTGTTATTGAAAAACAACAAAAGATTATTAATGATTGTGTTGAGAAAAAACTATCGTTATCAAAACTACAAGCTCAGATTTGGCAAAAATCTCAGGATAAACAAGAAGATAATTTTACTTTGTCGGATTTGGATCTTGAAGATGAAACTTTTAAAAATTTATTAAAAAAAGATATTGAAAAAGATAATACTTATAAAATGAATAAATAATTAAAAAATGGCTGTTGATATAAATGCTGAATTAAAAAAATCTACTGAAAAAACAAATGTTTTTAAGATTTATAAGGAATATAAAAAAGATTATGACGAATTAAAAAAAAAATCTGGTGACTCACAGGAGTTGGCTAATAAAAAACTAAAAAAACCTCTTGACGATTTTGTTAAATGGAGAAAAAAACATACTTCAAACGCAAAAACTTTAACAGATGAACTTATAAAACAATTAAAACAAGTTAAAGGTAGTGGGTTAGAAACGGACAAATTAATTAAAAGAGTTTTTTTAAATTCTTTAAAAAAAATTAAACCAGAAATTAAAATCATACTAATTGAAGAGTTAAAAAAAGTTTTAGCTTGTAGTAATTTACAATCATATCAGTTTAATTTAACTTATCATATTCCTGTAAAATCTGTTGATTTGTTTGGTATTTTTGAATCCTCACCCGATGATAGAATTGGTAAATTATTTTATGAACCAAAAAATATATCGTTTAATACATTTCCATATTCAATGAATAGACAAATGTATGATAGAACTCAAAATTTAAATCAACCTTATACCGCTGTTGCTGGTAGTGATTATTTGGGAACGTCACAACAAAATCTTTTTGATATAACATATGTGGAAAGTTATTTAGATATTCCAACGAACCAAACAATACAAGGTAGTTTTTTTAAAGTTGATTTAAAACCAAGACAAACATTTCCAACTATTGATGAATTTTTAAATGACTATTACAGTACAATTGATATTTTAGATTATAAAACTTTTTTTGCAAACTTGGTTGATTATGTAACTGGAGCTATTTCATTTGGTAGAGGTGACGGTAAACTAAAATTATCATCAATTCAAAAAACTTTAATAATTATGCAAAGAATGTTAGGATTGTGTTCGGACAATACTAAAGAGATTGAGGTTGGTGGAACATCTAAACTTTCCGAGATTGATAATGTTGATGAATCGTTTTATGAATTTAATGACGTTGATTTAAGAATTATAGATCAAATAACCTCAGACATAAAATTAGGTGTTATAGAGTTTGAGGAATGTGATAATCTTAAAGTTCCTTTAAATGTTGATGCGGTATTAAGCGCATTAGACAATCTAAACTTTTTTGAAGATACTTCAGACGTAAATGAAATAAATGACGCTCTTGGTATTATATATCCTGTGGTAGACGAAGATCCTGCCTTTAAGTTATCATTAGACGATGGGTTTTTTGAGCAATTTATAAAAGCAGTTATGAGCACGGTTTTGTCTCCAAAAGCAATACTTCCAGTAATGATTGGAGCTGGTATGGTAAACCAACCAATTTGGAAAAGTATAAGTAACATTGAGGATTTTCAAAAATTATTTAAAAATTTTTTTAAAGAGGTTTTAACAAGGATTTCTGCCATTTTTACCAAAGCAATTTTTAACGAGTTAAAAAAAGAAATTAAAATATTAGTTTCAATAATTTTAGAGGATATTGTAACTGAAAAACAAAAGAAAAAATATATTATGATACTTTCTATAATTTCAATTTTACCAATTTTAATTAAAATTACTAAAGATTTTAGAGAATGTAAAAGTGTTATAGATGAACTTTTACAACTTTTAAATGTTGGTATAACTAAAAAAATAAATTCTATTGCAAACGCCGGAGGTGAAATTCCATTACCTTTATTATTAGCCGCAAAATCTTTAGACGGATTCTCTGCAACTAGGTCATTTTTAAACACCGTACAAAACTTACAAGAAATTGGCGTACCAACAGGACCAATGCCTGACGGAAGCCCTAATAAATTCCTAGCATCAATAAAATCAATGATTGACGGTAACTCTAAAGAAATTGCCGAAAATGGTAAAGTTTCAATTGGTATTGGAGTTTTAACAGTAACTCCGTCAGGAGTAACAATTCCCAAAGACGCATATGGAAAATTCTTTTAATCTAAACGAAAAAAAAATAAAATCAGGTGAGATTTTATTAATTATTAAAGAACATAAGGAAAGATCAAACAAAGATCTTCAAATGGCAATGGATTTTATCCAAGAAGATTTTAATTATACAAAAGAAAACGTAATTAAACTAACACAACATTTAGATAAATTAGAAAATACCTATAATTTATTACATAAAGAATACACTGATAGGAACGGTAAAAAATGAATTTAGATAAAGTAATATTTCAGGGATACGTATTAAATAATCAAGATCCATTGATGTTGGGAAGAATTAGAGGATTGGCGGCAGACGCCGTAGAGTCTCAGTTATTACCCGAAGATTGGACCCCTAGTAAAGAGTGGACTTCTGAAGATCCATTAATTTATTTACCGTTACTTCCTTATTATATTAGTCAAGTTCCAAAAGTTGATGAATATATACATATATTCTATTACAACAAAAAACAACAAGTAGACAATTCAAAATTTTATATTCAAGGGCCAATAACACGACCTCAAAATAATAATTTTGAAGATTGGCATAGTTCAGAGGCCATGTTAGCCAGTGGTGAATTTTTAAAACAAGCAAACGACATAAAGGACAAAGTAACTTTTGAAAATAAAGGTCAATCATATGGTATATATCCTGAACCAGGAGATAACTCACTTTTAGGTAGAGGAACTGCGGATGTAATTGTTAAACAAGATGAGGTCTTAGTTAGGGCGGGAAAAAACATTACAACCCAAACATCAAATTTTAATTTACCAACCCCAAGACAAAATAGGTCGTTTCTTCAAATTTCTATGTTTGATTTAGAAAAAAAATATAATGACCCAATTAAAAAAAGAATTTTTGAAAATTTACCACAATTGGTTAAAAAATTGGTTGAGTGGGAAATTACCGATCAAATAATTATAACAGGTAATACCGCAGGTGGTGGTGTTACAGGATCTACGTTTTATAATGGTAATGTAATGTTATATTCTTTATTACCCAAAGATAAAACAAAAAGCACTGAAATTAATATGACCACCACATTAGATGATTTTAAGAGTAGTCCTGAATATACTTTAGAGTTTACAGGAAAAACATTGGATGAAGGCGTAAAAATAATTAATCAATTTATTTACGGAATTAATAAAGGAAAAATAAATGTTGATGGGTATGAACAATACCCGTTTGATTCAAGTTCTAAATTAACTAAACAATTTCCATTTTATTTTAGACCAAACAAAAATAACGTAGATAAATTGGCGTCTTCAGGATCGTCAGATTTTAATATGGTTAATAGTTTCTTCAAAAGAATTAAATTATTACCATCTGATAAACAATTTGGTAGTGTTTTAGTTTGGCAAGAAAATGTTGTTGGAGAACAGTTAACTTTTAAATCCGTATTGTTGGAACAACCAGTCTATACGCCTAAACCTATTTCTTACAGCACATTGGCGGCGGATTTTGTTTACATGTTATCTCATAATTCAGACATACCATCTAAATCAAAAATTAACCTACAACCAAAAGAAACTTTATATGGTATTAGTCAGCCATATTTTACAGATGTTATGTTACCTAACACCGACCCAATGGTTAGAGGGAATGAGTTAATGAAACTATTAACACTAATTGTTAAGTTTTTATCCTCACATGTTCATAATATAAATGAAGCTCCAATTCCAATAGGGATTGATGGTACGGAGTTGGATCAGATAAACAAAATCCTACAAGATGCCGATAATTCAATTTTAAATCAAAATATTAGAATTAATTGATATTTATAAATAAAAAGTAAATGTCAATCAATAACTCTTATTTTAGTAGAAACAATACTATCGTATTAAATAGTTATGTTAATACTGGTAGAAATCCTGTTACACAACTTTATTATGGTGATGGTGGTCTCTCAAGTCCAATAGGTTATTCTCGTTTTATTTTTGATTTAGATTTAACACTTCTAAAAGAAAAATCGGCAACTGGAGTAATATCAACAGGATGCACAAACCAAACCACACACGTATTAAAGATGACAAACACCTCATCGTTTAATGAAGAATTATTAAATACATCTATGCCTGACGGTAGTCTTAGGGCAACATCGTTTGATTTAATACTTTTTAGAATACCACCAATAGATTTTGATGATAATCAACCTCAATATTGGGATGAAGGTGTTGGGTATGATTTTTATGATTATGGGGAACCTTTAGGTCCAAACAGAGATTATTCAGAAAGACCATCAAATTGGTTTCAAAGAACAACAATAAATAATTGGCAACAACAAGGAATATATAATAATTTAAATTTAGGTTCGGTTCCTTTTTCATCTATCACAATTTTAGATATACAACATTTTGAGTTTGGTAATGAAAATATTGAGTTTGACATGACAGATGAAATTAATATGATTCTTAATGGGACAATTACTGGATCCACAGGATGGGGAATCGCATACTTACCTGATGTAGAGAATTTAAGGGGAACAACGGGTAGTTATTCGGTTGGGTTTTTTACAAGACACACACAAACATTCTATGAACCATATCTACTCACAACCTACGATGATATAATCAATGATGACAGAAATAATTTTAGTTTAGGGAAAGTAAACAAACTTTATTTATATATCTATGAAGATGGTGATTTTAAAAATTTAGACGAAACACCATTAGTTTCTATTTCTGATTCGGGAGGTATACCAATACAAGGATTGCAGAATTTAACAACTTGTTTAAAAACTAAAGGAGTTTATGAGGTAACAATTCCACCATTAACAGGATATAAAACTCCTTGTATGTTTACTGATATTTGGTCAAATTTAAAACTAAATGGTTTTAGTTTACAAAATCAAATAAACGAATTTACTGTTTATCCATTTAGAAAATCAATACAAATTGGAACATCAACAAACGATCCATCACAATATGGGTTTTCTTATTATGGAATAAAACAAAATGAAAAGATTTTAAATACCGACATTAGAAAAGTGGGTGTTATAATTAAACAAGCTTATACAACTAATAAACAACTTCCAAATGTCGATGGACAATATAGAGTTTATGTAAAAGAAGGAACAACAGAAGTAACAGTTCAAGATTGGACGGAGTTAAATAGAACCCCAAATGAATACTACTTTATCTTTGATACGAGAGATAAAATACCTAACCAGTATTTTATAGATATTAAAGTGACGACCTCAGGTCAAGTTAATGTTTACAAACAACAAATAAATTTTCAAATCGTAAATGAAAAAGTAGAATAAACAGATATTTATAATAAAAAATTATGGCAACATTATATTATGTGGCTCCTTGTCAAGGAGGTGACCAAATTGAGGTTGATGAGGGATCACTTACCCTAAATCCGGGTGAGGTAATCTCATTTAGTTCACCAACAAGCGGTGTAATATGTGGGACTGTTGGGTCGTCGGTAAGAGATCCCGCACCTACAAGTTATACCGCGATCGCAGTTTTTACTGGTTGTGAAGATTGTAATAATAACAATAATATTTTTGATTTTGAATCTCCAAGAAGTGCTTACACAGAACAAATAATATGTGTTCAAGTTTGTGATGATATGAGCGGATCAACCGTTGTGGTAGCTGTTAATCCCCCTCATCCAGTTTGGACGGATAATTATGGAACTGAAGTGATTCAATTAAATGCGGTTACTTTAGGTGGTGTAAATGGGTTAAATAATTAGACATGAGAAATTTAAATCAAATTATTAGAAAAGTTATTAGAGAAACACACGAAGAAAAATCTCAAAGATATATGTTCTTTTCAAATTTAGAACAAATGAGAAGACAATGTGATATGTTATTAGATTTAGACCAAGACATGATTGAATCTATTTTAGATAATGGTCACGATTGGGCACAAGATCATATTTCAGAAGCAAAAAACAATATGGATCAAGTATTTGATTTTTTAATGAATGAGACGGAAAGAGACGGTATGGAGATGAACATGGATGATGAAGACATGGTCATGATGGAAGGTCGTAAAAAAACAGGAACACCTCTTTGCGCAAGAGGTAAGGCATCAGCAAAGTCAAAATATGACGTGTATCCAAGTGCTTATGCAAATGGTCACGCTGTTCAAGTATGTAAAGGAAAAATCAAAGGTCTTGACGGTAAAAAACATTGTTCAGGATCTTATTGTTAATTTTTTTTTAAAAATATTTTTTTATTCAAATAATATCTATATATTTGTAGATACAAACAATATATTTATATGGAAAACAAAATAAAAAGATTTTTTAGTAGATTAAAACTTAAATTTTATATTTGGTCAAAAAAATCTTCAACTATTATACCAACCTATCAAAATGAAATCATATCGTATGAAAAGACGTGTTTTAAAATATGTCTTAAAATAATTCAACATAAAAATACGGAATTTATGATAGCCCCAATGTCTGATAAACGTTATCTTAAAAATGACGATATGAAAATTTTCATAACAATGACAGACCATAGAGTTGAGATCACTAATCACGTTTATAATTATAATGTTAAACTACATGATAGGGATTGGGAAAGATTAACATATATTTTTGATCTTGAGGCAGATAAGAGAAGACTTAATTATGAGGTTGACGTTAATTCACAAATCACTAACTCTTTACATAATATCTTAGAACGAGTTTCTAATTTCGATTAAAATTTTACCAACCAAAAAAATCTATTGATTATTTATTACTAACCATAATAGGTTTTTGTCCTTTACCGGATTGTGTATCATTTTTTTCGGCAGACCTTTTACGTTGACAAGCAGATCTTTTTGCTGAATCGCTCATTTTACCAGCAACACCAGCGGCTCTACATTTAGGGTATGAACCTTTAGAGGTATCTTGTCGTCCACAGGGAGGATGTTTACCGTCAACTTTACTACAAATGTTAACCCAAGGCCCTTTTGGTTGAGAAGATCCCTTAGGTTTATTCTTTTTACCAAACCAAACTGCCAAATCTTCATTTATAGTTCCTTTGTCAGAAATCTCAATCCATTCATTAAATGGAACTTTTTCTAAAAATTCAACCCTATTTTGATTTAATGGTGGGTAATTTAAATCATAATCGTTAATTGATTCTTTAATTTTTTTTGTTATTTGTCTAACAACCCCATCTAAACTTACCGTTGTTTTTTTTGGGTCATAATTTTTTATAGGTTTGGCATCTGTATTATGAAATGGTAATGAATTAATAATTCCCGCATCCTCAGACCAAGCAAATTTGTCAGGATTATTTTTCATAAATTTAGAAATTTTTTCAGCCCTTTTTTCTTTTCTTCGTATGGTTTTAGGATCTGTGGACATTTTACCATCTAAACTATCATGATCTAAAGATGCATCATCCCATTGATTTACAAATTCAGTAAATGGAGCCATTTGATTTTTATCAAATTCTCTATATCCAGGTAACAATGGTGAAACATATGAACCTCTAGATCCACGACTATCACTAGTCGTCTCCATTATTACTTTTTTTATAATTTTACTAAGTCTATCCATTTGATTATATATTATAAATATCTTATATTTTAAATATGGAAAAAGAAAATACAAATTATGGTAATTTATTTGGAACCATTGATTTATTAAGTGAAGAACATCTTGAAATAATACTATCAACAATGAATAATGACCACGCTTTATATTACCTTATTGAGGCGATTAAATCCGCACATTCTAAAGGAGTGTTCACTATTGGTGAATCTGAAGTGATATCAAAATCTATTAGGACTTTAATTAAGTAATTTATTATACATAAAAAAAGGGACAATTTCTTGTCCCTTTAGTGTTATTTTTTAAGATTTTGATTATCTCAATTCTCTTAAATCGAATGTTCTAACACCATCAACGGTAATTCTTCCGTAAAAACGGTTGTTAACCATCTTTTTTGCATATCTCGTCATTATTCCTTTGATCGGAGTAAAGTTGAACGGGTTATACATTGTAGGTGTTAATTGTAGAGGTACGTACGGTGCGTAGATGTAACCTGTGTCTAACAATGACGTTCCTTTGTGTCCTACTAACACTTGGTTAGCTGGGAAGTAAGGGTCACGGTAAACTTGGTAACGACCTGATAATGTACCAACTCTTTCAATACCCATGTTATACTGATCTTGATCAGGAGCCGCATTAGATACGTGGAAGTATTCTAAATCGTCAAAGATAGCTGAAACTTCAGAAGATACAACAATCCAGTTAGCTCCACCTCTTAATGTAGATTTGTGGATTTGTGCTGACAATTGGTTAATTGCTGTAATCAAAGTTTGGTTCCAGTCTTTTTGAGTATAAGAAGCTTGGTTAGCAATTCTTCTCCATCCGTTGTAATCCCAACGTAGGTTCCAAGCTGCACCTTTACGTAAGTCACGTAAAATTTCACGGTCAATCTCAGCAGCCACTTGTTCTGACAATAATGCTGTTAATTCAGCTTCAGCGTCAATGTTATGGAATGCTGCAACGTCTTGTGCCAATTCAGGAGACCATTGTGCTCTTAGTTTTCTTTCTGTAACAGAAACTGTAACTGACTCAAGGTCAAAAGAAACTTCACCAATTTCATCTTCAAACTCAAGGTTTGCATATCTTCTATAGAAAGCTATGAAAGAACCGCCTGAAGTACCTGAGTAGATTGTACTACCTGTGTATCCGTCAAGTGATGTTGAATCACAATCAGCACATATAGGACAAGAAAGATCTACTTCTAAGTATATACAACCATTTTGAGAACAGATGTCATTATAACTTCCACCATTTCCTGTTGGAGGAGTTGATGCGTTATTGTAGTTGTTACCATTGTTTCCAAATGCGGTTTGTGTGTTAGTACTTGTTGGAGTAACAATACCTTGACCGTAAATTTGAGTTACTACTCTAAATAATAGAGGAACATACTGACCAGCAGCATTTTGTAATACGTTACATGGTGTTGAAGATCCCGAAATAACTGAAGTTCCATAAATTCTTAAATCAGAAAGAAAAGACTCTGTATCAATTTCACTACCGTCAGGACCAATTAATTTTCCAGTTCCAGCATTTGCAAAACCACAAAGTTTCATAATAACTTTTCTTGTGTTTCCTGAATAAGCGTCTAATGATGAATCAACTAAGCTACTACCAGCCCATACTTGTACAGCTGTGGTAGCAGTAACTGCGGTCCATTTACCTTTAGAGTAATCGAACAATCCTGGAGGATCTAAACCAGCTTCATTACCTTCGTAAAATGAATCATAAAGATTTTTTTTGAAAGGGAAGTTAGTTGCACTTGCATCTCCGTAACCACTGTTTGGTGTTTGAGTACTAGGTGAGTTAGGTGCTCCATAAGGTGCGTAATGCTCACCTCCAGAGTCTTGTACTCCAGTTTGTAAGTTTCCATTAGCGTCGTATGAAGATCCGTTAGCGTATCCTTGAATTTTAGGCACAAAATAGAATAATTTACCGATAGGTAAGTTCATAGCTTGTACAGATACGATGTCGTTAGCCAATAATTTAGAGAATACTCTTCTTACGATTGGAAAAACAACTGTTTCAAAAGCTCCGTTAGATGCTCCGTCTGATGTTGCTTCGTTAATTAAGTGAGACGCTTGGTTCTCATATAATTGTGCAACGTTTTCTTTTAGGTGGCCTCTAAGACCTTCAAGGAATCCTAAACGATCCCATTTGTTAATTGTATCTTCTTTGATAACTTTAAGGTGTTTTAACCCGATGTTACCAACAAGACCTGATTCTAATAATGCTCCCATTTTTTTTGGTTTTTTATTTTTTTAGTTTATTTTATTTTTGTCATTAAATCCTTCATTCTTAAAAATTGTGGATTCTCATACGTTTTTGATTCAATCAAATTAACTGAAGATCCTGTATCAGCAGTTTTATTAACAGTTCTTTGAATTGACTCGTTTATTTTTTGTTCACCTGTTGAACCATTAGATGATAATTCACCTTTAATTGTTCTATATAGGTTTTTTGATTCTTTTAAAGATTCAAGATTATCAAATCTTCTTAAAATATTTATTTTTTCTTGTTTTGTTGTTGAATGTTCGGTAAAAAGTCTTGTAGCGTAAGCCAAGTTAGAATTAAATACCGCAACTTCATTTAATTTTGTTCTAAAAACATCAAGAGCCGCTTTGTATTCTTCATTTTTTTCTTTTAATAAATAAACTTCATTATTTGAATAGTTTTCCGAAATTTTAAATGGACTGTATTCATAATTTCTGTTGTTTGTTTTCGCTTTTCTTAAACCACGGCTACCATCTTTAGATCCATTACCATAAGTTCTTGCCGCTTCTTTGGTCTCAACTTTTTTAGCCATAGATCCTTTTTCCATGTTCATACCTTCCTTATATTCAAATTTTGGTTTTCCTGTTCCAGTGGCTTTAATACCTTTACCAAACGCTTCTTTTCGTTTTTCGTTAAATCCGCCACCCATATTAGGTTTTTTGTCATATGAAAATTTAGGACCTCTACGGTTTTCAGTTCCTTTTGATTTTAAAGATTTTAAAGATTTTTTAACCGCTTCCATTACATCTTCAACAGAATTCATGTCCATATCTTCATTATAATCCATACCTTCAGTATATTCATCCATTCCCATACCTAAATCATCCATTCCCATACCATCATCATCCATACCTTCCATAGATTCCATTCTTCCCATACCTTCAGTATCATCTCCATCTATTTCCAACTCATATGATGTTTCTTCATCATCATCATCTCCATCTATTTCCAACTCATATGATGTTTCTTCATCATCATCATCATCATCCATTTCTGAAAATCTATTTCCACGAGATCTGATCGCATCTCTCACAGGAGTTTCGAACCTGCCTTTATGTGATCTGATTGCGTCTCTCACAGGAGTTTCAAATCCCATTTCATCTTCATCTTCGTATGAGAAATCATCTTCGTCTGAGAAATCATCTTCGTCTGAGAAATCATTATCCTCATCACCCATTCCGTCCATTTCTATTTCATATATTAGTTGATTACGATTATTACCGTAAGATTCTCCTAATTGAATCATATATTCATTATCACCGTCTTTAAGGTTTATATTACCACCTTCTTTTTTTATTACGATTCCATCATCATCCCCCATTGCTTTAAAAACTCTAAGAACTTCCGCATCAGATGCGTCTGTCATATCAATAGTTTCATCATCCATTTCAGGGTCCATTTCCATTTCAGGGTCCATTTCCATGTCTTCATCATCCATTTCCATGTCCTCATCGTCCATTTCCATGTCCTCATCGTCCATTTCCATGTCCTCATCCTCCATGTCGTCAACGGGTTCTTCAATCTCATCTTGTTCTCTAAGAGATTCTTTTACTAATTGTTTGATTTCTTCACTCATTGTAGATTGAAGTATTCCTTTTGCGTTCTCTTGAAGAGTCTCTTCCAAATTTCGTATTTGAAATAGAGCGTCTTCTACTACATTTTTGTTATAATTCATATTTTTTTATAATAGTTCATCAATAAATATCATTAACTTTTAAAAAAACAATAATTTTTTATTTTTTAGGCATAAAAAAAGGAAAAAGATTATTTTCTTTTTCCTTTTTTATATTATTAAAAATATTTTAATTTTCAATAACCTCATTAATTTTTGATTCAACAATTGCTGTTATTCTCCAATCCATTGAATAATTTTCAAAAATTTTAGTAACTTTAGCCTCAACATCTGTTGGGCTATATCCTTTTACTAATTTTTCTTCTTTCATTTTTTTTACTTTTCCTGTTTCATTATCAACCACATCGGTTGTAATTCTTGATATAAAATACTTTTCGTCCATAATAATTTTTTTTATTTATCTAAATAATGAGTTAATCTTTTCATTAAGTCAAGCGATTTATTACCAGACTCCCCAACATTTCTTTCTACGGACATTCTTTTTTCTTCATCTAAATTTTCTTCGTATTTCATTCTATCGTTTCTATCTGTGAATAAGTATGCACCAGGGGTAGACGGTGAAGATACAAGATCAAAACATATTAATTCAAAATCATCCTGAACTTCATTTTGTTCCCCAACTTTTTTTAATGATCCAACACCACGAGAAGATATTCCTAATGTAACACCTTGACGTAAATAATTGGCCGCTAAATCACCTTTTGTTGATACAATACCTCTTTCGTGAAAACCTGGACTTGTTAGTAATTTTAATTTACCCAATAAAACAGGACCATCCCACCATATTTCTGTGATCATGTGAGAAACCCTATCTAAATCGATTAGAGAAGATTCAGGATGGTTTAACTCAGAAAGAGATGTTCCTTTATTAATAATTTTTTTATAATTATCAGCTTCTCTTTTTAATATTTTTTCAGGATAAATTCTTCCGTTTCTATTTGGGGTATTGTATTTTTGTAAAACAGCGTAAAACTCAAATGGTTTTGAGTGATCCAACATATCTCGATTTTCTCTTATCATAGATAAGTTTCTTCGTTCATTTGGGTCTATATAACCAGCGTCATACTCAACAAGAATCCCACGTCCGGAATCTTTTGGTCCCAATATTTTTAAGTTTTCCATCTATCTATTTTATATATAAATACTAAATAGTTTCAGTTTCTTTCTTTATGATTTTTGTATTTCCATTTTTAGTAAGATAAAATTTAAAATATTTGTTTTTATTCATTATTTCCCCATATATTAATTTAATTAAACTTTTTACAATTCTTTTTAATTTTGGAGATTTAAAATCCATTTTTTCTAACAGAAACAAATTAATCTCTAAATTCATAAATGATTTTTTTTTAAGATGTAATCCACTAGTTCTTAAATCAAGATCAACAATAAATTTAGTATCAATAATATCTTTATTTATGTTATTTAAAAGTGTGTGTTTAACGGATCTTGACATGTTTAATACGACCCTATTCCAATCCTCCGCCTCATATTTTGGTTCTACCCAACTTTGTATGTTTATAAAAATTGATTTTAAATTTTGGGAATCAATTGTCCCATATTGTGATTTAAATGATCTATACCCGTTTAGTTTGGCAGTTTTTCCTTTCTTCATAAATTTTCTTCATATACTTAATGTTTATTTTGATATAATTATAATTAATTATTATTGTTATATCAACAAACCTAATAAAATGAAAATATGTTAATCGTGACAGTAAAAAAAGGGGGTATTGAGAAATCCTTAAAACTTTTAAAAAGAAAATTAATTAATACAAATCAAAATGAAATCTTATTAAACAAAAAAGAGTATATTAAACCATCTATACTTAATAGAGAAAAAAACAAAAAGGCGATTTATATTCAAAAATTAAAATTAAATAAAGATTAAAGACTTTCTTTAAGTTGTTTTAAATGATAATAGTTTAATTCTGAAAAAGATTCTTTTTGAATTTTTAATAAAACTTGATCTATTGTGTTAATTGTGTCAGAATCGTTTTCATTATTTTTTTTTTCATTTAACTTTTCTAAAACCAAATCCTTAGCGTCATTGTAATTTTCAATTAACTGTGTTTTTGGTGTTGATAGAATTTTTTTAAGTTCTTTTTGTTCTGATTCTTTTAATGAGGAAATAAATTTCCCAACAGTTTTATTTGCAACATTTAACATTGACTTTAATGGAACCTTAATGATTTCTTTTTTTTCTTGTTCTTTAGTTTTTAAAATTTCGCAAATAATTTTTTTACTCTTAATTTTACTTTCTAAAGTTAAAACGTCTGTTGAAAACAGATTATCTATTTCTTTATATTTGTTTTCACATTTTATGTGACCAACCCACATTTTAATTTCTTTTAAACTATAAGGATTTACCTTATTAGTTAAATTTTCATATGCGGTGATTGATTCATTTATAAATTCATTTACAATACTTTCTTGAAGACCTTTTTTAGTTGACAATTCATCATACAAAAAAAATATTCTAGATATGTTTTTGTTTTTTAACACTAACTCCTCAAATATAAATAAGTTATCTTTTAAAGTTCCCTTTTTATACGACTCACTTAAGTAAATTTCTATTTTTGATTTTAATTCTCCAAACATTTGTATTTTTTTAAATAAATATCAAGATATTTTGTTTATTTCATCAATATCGGTGTCAGTTGTTTCTTCATCATATTCATCTCTGTCAATCATATCACCATCCCACCAATCTGAATTATCAAACCAACCCACAAAATCTTGAACATCGTCCTCATCTTCTAAATAACTCTTGAACGTGTTTTTCCAATATT